CAAGGGTGGAATCCGCCTGGCATAATAACTAGTTTTTTCATTGTGAATCCGAACCTGTATAATTTTGTGTATTTATACAGAGATTACATATTCTCCAACATCCAGAGATATACCGGACTAGAGAACTCAATTCTCACTATGCCATTACAGCCCATGCTGCCATAGAACTGATCTTGGATGGTGTCTTGAGATCCGTTGAAGTTGTGTGTGTATGTTGCTAGTTCTGTGACGAGATGTCCCAGTGCAATCTCGTCAAATGCAAGATTTTCTATAGTGATTGATTTGTCTGACATTTGAGTCAAGTCATACATTCTGCTGGCAATTTCGTTTTTGAGTAATCGCTGCATTTCGTTGTATTTTCCATCTTTTAATAAGATTTCGCAATTAGCCAGTTCTTTGCTTAAATTTTCTATTAATTTTTTTTCATCTATTTGAATCAGTTTTGTGCCAGAAGGATCGAGCCTGGTATCAGACGGCCGTTTCCCTGTCATTTCAATTTCTAACACATGAACAGAATCTGCAGAATCTGCAAACTCATATTCGACTAAGTGCGTATTTAAAGCATTGTGACTTTCAAAAATCACCTGCGTGTCTAGACGTATTTGTAGTCCAATATGACCTCCTGGGGCACTAACCACCAGTGATAACTTACACATTTCCATTTGTTAATAACTCAATGTTAGTTTAGTAATGGTGCCGCCATCGAAGTTTTCAACTTTAGCACGTATCCAGGTGAAGTAACCTGTTATGTTTCGAGAAAAATTTTCAGTGATTTCGCTAGAAGTTGTATCAAACTCGCTGACTTTGAACCAATCTGAATCTACAGCAGGAACAGCATCTAAGGTAGCTTCGATCTTGATACGACCTTGAAAATTCAACAGGAAGAAAGCCACAGTCTGCAAGGTACCAAACCCACCATAGTAATTGGCGGCCTGTTGATCTTCGCCGGCCCAGTCTTGGCTACTGCCGTCGTAGTTTCCGCTGGGAGTACCGTAAGTGGTAGTGGGCAACAGTTGCAGAGTAGTGGTTTTCATTTATGCTCGTTCCGCTTCTACAACAACGCCGGCGCCGGCCAGTTCTTCTGCCACTGTAGCAATTGCAGCGACAACATCGTCACTGGCAATAGTGGTGCCAGCATCTGATTCTTTGACCAGTTTGCTTAGTTTAATAATGATAACTTCTTCGTATATTTTTGCCATGATCAGTTATTTACCTCAATAATGGGCATTGTTGTCCTGACAATACCAGGACAAATTAGCTGTAACATCAGCTCTATTTTTGCATCGTTATGGTCGAAATAATGATATCTTCGGGTCCAAAACCAACGTGTCTCGTATTTAAGCCAATACTGGAAGCCTCTACCAATTTTGATGTCAGGTTGATTTTCTAAATAAGCCAACACACGATTCTTGTCATCCCAGGTCCATAGGCGTTCTCGAAGAAAGCTTCTAAACCGGTAGGCGCTGGATTTAAGCAAGATAGTGTCTTTGGGTCGATCTACTACAGCTTCTTTGATATAATATGTATGCACATAATGTTTATTACCAATTTGCTGTAATAAACTTTTGTTGTTGGAATAGATGTATCCCCAGTCTCCAGAGAATACCAGTTTGATCTGATCTCGAATGGGCCAAAGAAAAGTCAATAAGTCTGATAAACAATCTAAATCAACTTGATTACGTACAGGCACGCCGCGGTCATAGTTCCAATAACCGAGTTTGGCACGTTGTTCAAATCTGCGAGCAACAGTTTCGGTTACGTCGGATAAGCTGATCAAAGGCTTCCGCATTTCACGCAAGCAACTGAAATCCTTCATTCGCAATTTAAGGCTGTAGCGGTACTGATCGTAAAATAACCGATCACCGCATTCTTTACGTTCTAGGCTTGAATCGATCAATGACAATGTATCCATTATTATCTACAGTTGGGAGACCTTCATTAGTATCAAAAGAGCTATCAAATGACAATTTGCCATCAACTAAATTCACAGTGATAGTAGTATCTTGAAGATTGTCAAACAAGATGCGCTTACTGAGAGGTACACGAATTAGCTCATCAATCTTGCGACTCAAAGGTCTTGCACCCATCTTGGAATCATAGCCTTGTTCTGCCAAGTAATCGATAGCCGGTTCTGTCAAGTTCAAACGAATATTCTTGGTAACCAAGCTCTGCTTGAGCTCATCCACAAACTTTAAAACAACTTTCTTTACAGATAACGAATCCAACTTGTTGAACTTGCACACCAAGTCAATGCGATTGCGCAGCTCAGGTTTGAAGAAGTCTTTCATGGCACGATCTTCGGCCCCAGTTTTTTCCAAGTCCTGGCCAAATCCAATGGCATTGTTTTCGTTGTCTCTGGCTCCCAAGTTTGAAGTCATAATAACAATGGTGTTCTTACAGTCTACGGTCTTGCCGTTGCTGCTGGTAATACGTGCTTCGTCCAGCAACTGCAACAGGATGTTGGTGACATCAGGATGTGCCTTTTCAATTTCGTCAAACAGCAAGATGCTGAAGGGATTCTTGCTGATGTCGGATATCAGCTTGCCGCCACCTACATTGCCGTCTTCGAAGCCCACGTATCCCGGAGGTGCACCAATCAAGCTGCTGACTGTGTGTTTCTCTTGATACTCACTCATGTCGTATTTCAGCAGGGTCATGTCTAAGTGTTGACTTAGTAGTTTAGCCAACTCAGTTTTGCCTGTGCCGGTTGGCCCCATAAACAAGAATGATGCCATGGGTCGCTTTTCATTTCCAATGCCAGCAAAGTTAATGTACACACGCTCCAGCACTCGATCAACTACAGAATCTTGCCCGTATAGTTTTTCTTTGATGTTGGCGTCAAGGTCTGCGAGTTTTTTACTGGTGGTATTTTCCAGGCGATCCATAGGCACGCCAGTGACACGACTCAGCTGCTGACGGATTAGGTCTGCTGTGACTGTGAGTGTACCGGCATCTTTGACACGTTCTCTGGCACAAGCAGCATCTAAAAGATCAATGCTTTTGTCCGGATTCTTTTTGTCAGTGATAAAACGCCCTGATAGCTCAACTGCTGCCAGCATGGCTGCCGTGTCAATTAACACATTGTGAAACTTTTCTAATCTTGGGCTGAGTCCAATCAAGATTTTTTCTGTGGTCTCTGCGGATGGTTCGTCCACAGTGAGTCTGTAGAAACGACGCATGAGTGCGCGATCTTTTTCGAATGATTCGTAGTATTCTTCCCAGGTAGTATTGGCCACGACCTTGAGACTGCCTTTGGTAATAGCTGGCTTGATCATGTTAGCAAAGTCCAAACTGCTGTTACCTGACGCACCGGCACCTTTCATAGTGTGTGCTTCATCAATAAACAGCACACAGTTCTTCTTGCTTTCTAAAGCCTTGATAACATCCTTGAGCTTTTCTTCAAACTCGCCGCGATACTTGCTGCCGGCCAACAATGAGCCGATCTCCAAACTCCAAACTTCGTGTCCCTTCAAAAACTCAGGAACATCATCCCGGGCAATACGCTGTGCAAGCCCATCCACAATGGCAGTTTTGCCTACACCGGGGTCACCTACCATCAGCACGTTGGCTTTGAATCTACGAGCCAATACAGTGACCATTTCTTCGATTTCTGTTTCTCGACCAATCACAGGTTCTAAACGATCTTCTGCGGCCAGTTTTGTAAGGTTAGTGCAGTATTCTTCCAAGATCTCGTTGGCCTGTTGATCAGTGATGCTGCCGGCTGAAGTATGATTATAGTTTGTGTCCCAGAATTTAACAAATTCATTTTTAGTGACACCGTACTTGAGTAGGAAGTAGTGAGCGTGACTGTTGCTTTCGGCCATGATGGCCAAGTACAAGTCTGCTGTGGTCACTGTTCTGCGGCCAGTGAATAGGACCTGTGTCAGCGCACGATTAAACACACGCTCCAGGGCATTGGTTTTCCTGGGCTGTAGGTCAGCGGCATCCTTGACCAAGTTAGTCAAGCCGTCTAGATATTTGGAAAGATCTCGGTCGAAATGATTTATTTCTACGCCGAATTTGATTAAACATGCTCTAAATGGTGCATGTTGTAGTAGGGCCATTAGTAAGTGTTCTGTTAGCACATATTCGTGCTGTCGGTCTCGAGCAATTCGAACAGACTGTTCGACGATTTGTTCAATTTCCGGATTGTTCTGCATTTTGTTCCTTGTAACGATCGTGCATGGTAATACCGTTTAAGTGATCCAGTTCATGTTGGAAACATCTACTGGCCAGCCCTGTTAGTTTTTCAATTACTTCGATCCCGACTACATCATAATAGCGTACATCAATAGTGTCGGGACGTTTTATTATACACGTTTCTCCGGGAAAACTCAAGCATCCTTCGTCGAAATCGACTAGATCGTTGTAAGTTTGCACTATTTCGGGATTGAAGCAGGCCCAGCTATGGCCGCCGATGTACATCACAAACATTCGAATTCTTTCGCCAACTTGGTTGGCAGCAAGTCCAATTCCGTGGTGTTCGTGCATTACTTGAAGCATGCGAATCACTAGATCTTCATTGGCCCATTGATTGTGTAGATCAGCTGGCTTTAACTTGAGTTTGAGTGTTCGGCGTGTCAGTTCCATGCGGTATTTATTGCCCACGGGATTTCCTAATGGCATCTAAGATAGTGGGATCCACAGGACCTGTGATCCGCCCCGGAATACGTACCAATAAATCACCCTTTTGGTGCTGTACTCTATCGCCCGGTAACTGTCTAGCCGGTAGACCGCGACCGCGAGCTCGCAGCAGTGAATTGGGCTGTGTTTCAGGCGGCACAGTTAAAATAAGTTCGTTGCCCAAGAGATCTTTAACAGTTATATTGGCTCCTAGTACCAAGTCCCAAATATCCACTGGGTGTTCTGTGACAATATTGATGCCGTCTGTTTGCCATCGGGCGTGTGGACGAATGCGATATATTATGATAAGGTCTTGCCCGCCAGGTGCCAAGCCTGGATAACGCACTGTGTCGGTATTTTGTATGCCAGGCGGAATGTTGATTTCTACATTGGCAACTGTGCTGCCGACCTGGATACTCACTGTGCGAGAACCTCCAATTGCTACATCTTCTAAGGAAATCCATAATTCCATTCTGGGCGCACTTCTGCGTTGACCGCGAAGGTCAGCACCAAAGATATTGAATATGGCATCAAAATCAAATCCTGGACCTGAATGAAACTGTGTGTTGTTGGGATTTCCGCCACGGTCATATACGCTGCGCTTTGCTTCGTCCGACAGGGTAGCATAGGCTTCTTGTATTTCCTGAAACTGTGCAGTATCCCCGCCTTTGTCGGGATGATGCTGACTGGCCAAGCGACGATAGGCCTGTTTGATTTGATCAGGAGTTGCTGTGCGATCTACACCGAGAGTTTTATAGTAATCTTTCACTTTGTAATTATAGCACTAAGCAGTCAGCGAGTCAATAAATATTAATATGCATACATTTAATATTGGTAAAATATCTTTTGGTCCCCAACAACCCTTGGTTGTGATAGCAGGTCCTTGTCAAATCGAAAGTGCAGCTCACGCCCAAGACACAGCCGGTTCTATACTGGAAATAACTCGATCTTTAGATATTCCGTTTATTTACAAAAGCAGCTTTGATAAGGCCAATCGCAGCAGTGTCAGTACACAGCGCGGCATTGGTATTGAGGCAGGGCTGCAAATATTAAATAGTATCAAGCACGAATTCGGAGTGCCTGTCTTGACTGACATACACGAAAGCTACCAAGCTGAAGAATGTGCCGAAGCCGGTATCGATGTACTACAGATTCCGGCATTTCTTTGTCGTCAAACTGATCTGCTGTTGGCAGCAGGTGCTACTGGTTTGGCTGTCAATGTCAAAAAAGGACAGTTCCTAGCGCCGCACGATATGAAGAATGTTGCCGATAAAATTGCCTCTACTGGCAATCGTCGTATCTTGTTATGTGAAAGAGGATATACCCATGGATATAATAACCTTGTTGTTGATATGTGCAGTTTACCCATTATGGCTGGCACCGGATATCCAGTGGTGTTTGATGCCACACATAGCGTCCAGCAGCCTGGAGCATTTGGCTCAAGCTCAGGCGGTGACCGACGGATGGTCCCATATCTGGCCCGCGCGGCAATAGCCACAGGGTCAGTCAGAACGGTGTTTATTGAAACCCATGCCACACCAGATTTGGCACCCAGTGATGGACCCAACATGATACCTCTTGATCAGTTGGCCGAGTTGTTGTCGCAGTTGAAATCCCTACACGAATGTGTAAAACAGTTTGATTTAGATGCCGGCGGCGCTTTGTAAGCTGCGAATGTCGCGTTCGCGTTCGTAAATCTGCTTGGTCTCGATGCCGGCTGCTGTTCGCATTTCGTTTAGGTCTCCCTCAACTTCTTTGCGATACTGCTTGGGACTCAGCGGTACTTGACGATCAAACTCTTCTGCAGTGAACGGTGTTTCTTTGTCTTTGTAGATCATGACCCAACTGTTGGGTTCATGTTCGGTTAAACTGGCAAGATCTTCGACTGCAACAGCTAAATTTCTGCCTGCCGAACTTCTACGCCGCAGTTCAATGTAAACTAAAAAACGCCCAGGTTTGATTTCCCCAGGGCTGATATCAGCGTCTAGGACCCAATCGTAGCCTTTTTCGAACCAGTTGGCCAGATCCTGTGCTGCCTGTTTGCTACGTACAAAAAAACTAACAACAATGACATCATCATCGTCGCCCATCTTGCTAGAAAACTCATCCACGTGCATGGTAGGTTTGAGAATACCCACCATGTCCTTGTATTCTAGGCCTTCTGTGAGTGGCTTATACTGTGGGTTGTTGTTCATTTTGATCATCTTGTTTGAATTCTTCTTGGTCCAGATCCTGCTCGTAGGCTTGATCTAATTCTTCTAGGTCAATGTTTTGATCTTCCATTTCAATGGAACCTGTACGAATGTCATTCATCAAGCTCTTGGGCATGACAATTTCAACCAACCAAACTGGTCTTTCGATCAAGCGAGCCTTGCGTGTACCAGGGATATAGTCATCGGGTTCTTCGATCTTTACCGGTATTTTAATTGTGGTTTTCTTAAACTTAACTTCGCAATCAAACGGCAACAAACGACGTGCTCCTCTGGGATCTGGCATGAGTTTTTCGGGCCACATAAAAATGCACCCTACTTTGTACTTGCCAATATCTGGCCCACTAACCAGCTCGCCCAAGCTCCAGTTTTTAAATGCGTATAAATCCAAGTCATCTAACACTCTTTCAAAGTCTAGAAGGGTCAGCAAACTGCCTTCTGACAGGTACAGATTTTTGATGTTTTCGGCCACAAGCCAGTAGTCTTCGTGGTTCTTAAAAATGTCTTTGTCGAGTTTGTTGTTTGCCATAGTGTTGTATTTATAACAAACATCAAGCATGTGAGTTTTTGAATATTGGCCGCCTAGAGAAATACTTATGGCAAATTACTGTCAATAACACAGCACACTAAACTTACCGAATCACTGGTGTAAGTACGTGTAGGGTAGCGAGGAAAAACTGTGTTCAACCGAGGAGAAACTGATTTGAGCAGAGCTAGAGGAGTAAAGGCGCAACGCCAGAAGCAACAGCATTACGAAGTAGAAAACACCATCAATTTTAACCAACCGGAAAAAAGAACCCGACAACGAGCCATAGAAATTGTACCAAAAAGTCAAGCACAAGAACGCTTGATATTGAGCTTATTTGATCCAGAAACACATATCACTATAGCAGTAGGTCCAGCAGGTACAGGTAAAACTTACTTGGCCATGCAAGCTGCTATCAAAGCCCTACGCACAGGAGAAATTGACAAAATAGTATTGACTCGTCCCGCGGTCGGTGTCGACGACGAAAAACATGGATTTTTACCAGGCGATCTAAATCAAAAGATGGAGCCTTGGACTAGACCTTTACTGGATGTATTACATGAATACTATTCGCCTAAAGATGTTGCACAAATGCTCGCAGATCACATTATTGAGATATCACCCTTGGCATTCATGCGGGGTCGTACGTTTAAGTCTGCCTATATCATCGCCGATGAAATGCAGAATGCGACTCCCAGCCAAATGAAAATGCTGTTGACACGCATAGGCGCCGGCAGTAAAATAGTAGTAACAGGTGACGTTGAACAAACAGATCGGACCACGGTCAACAACGGCCTAATCGACATTGCTGCTAGGTTAGAGCGGACTCCGTCTCGGGGTCTACAAGTGTGCCAGCTAGGAACAAAAGATATTCAACGCCACCCAATCATTACCACTGTGCTAGGAATATACCAAGACTAACCTGTAATGATCTCGTAGATTTCTTTCCAGTTTTTAACTCTAGGAATCTCGGGATCGTTGTAGTCCATATTATGTCCGTGTTCCATCAACAGGCTTCGAAGTCCAAGGTCTCGTCCCACTTGGGCATTCTGAATCTTGTCTTCAATCCAGTAATATCCTGTGTCACGATACGGTTCTAATGCTGCATCTTTGTCAGCACCGGTATCTAAAAACACAAAATGTTCGAACGCTGTTTTTCCAAACAGTTTTTGCAAGTTCATTCTGCGCAGTTCACAGGCATTTGGATCCTGACTTAGGCTGGTAATGGCATGGAACACATATCCGTGTTCTTCGTGCAAGCGTTTGACATAGTACATGGCATCGCGCAAGGGCGGCAAGAACCCAATGTGTGCAGATTCGTTAAAAATCTTAATTAACTTATGACCTTGCTCGTTGGTGATGTTGTAACGTGCGCCGATGCTGTATTTTAATCCACCGCCTTCGACACGGGCAAAACCGTGCTGTTGCATGTAAACATCAAAGGCGTATTCCCAATCCAGTATCACGCCATCACAATCAACTAAGATTAGTTTCTGGTTCGGGTTCTGCTTTTTTAAATTCAATTCCATTTTGTTTGGCTAACCTATCAAGTGTGGCAGCATAGTGCTGATAATAGAATGATACAATTCGATTCCAATCTTTGGGTACTGTAGTACCATTCATACTACATTGTAGCACACTTTGGGTTCGAAAGTCAAGCACAACCGCAGCGGTCTGGCGGTCTTTGAGTTTTAAATTTGAACTCACACTCACAACTTCGTCCATTTGACCGTTGGGCTTTTTGTAATAACTGATTAAAAAGTATCTCATAATTCACCTAAGTAATTAGTAATTTGTTTTGCCATCCATTGATGACTTTCTACACCAGGATGATGTCCGGCAGGAGCAATATCGCAAGTATTTTCCGAGAAAGATTCAAACATATTAACCCATAAATTTTTGTCTAAAGTTGATATCTTTTGTTGTAATTTTAAAAAATATTTAATAATTTCATCATCACTTCTATTTTTAAAATCAAAAATAATTTTTGAATACGATGATAATGATTGATTAAGATTCGAGTCCAATATCTGAATTAGATCTTCTTGCCAGGGAATCAAGCCATTGATAAAAACTGCACGACTTTTATTAACTACTGCCAACTGTTGTAAAATATTACAATAACTAATCAGATCAATTATATTTTGATAGTCGTGATTAAGAATTAACAACAATTCATTGAGTTTTTTTTTGTCTTTTGGACTGATGTACAAATCTCTGTAGGTATAATCTGGATGTGTTAAGTCATTGACAAAATAATGTACCTCTGGTCCAGGACTAAACCAAATTCGATTTAATGCACTCCATTGTGTAAAAACAATGTCGTATTGCTGTGATTGAATGGCTTCGGCTGAACGCAAAAATATAGTATAATTGCTTGATCCTTTTACTGCGATATTAGTGCTGTTCCAGTTGTGTTCTTTAGATAACACTTTTTCGTAGGTATACTGATTTCTTTCATGGAGATTAAAACCTTCTCCGTAAGTAAAACTACATCCATTAAAACAAGTTTTTATTTGAGTTGACATAATTCAATTAAACAAGCTGACAAGTTGATTTCTTGATCAGCCACTAGTGGAACATTCACCAAGGCATTGCGTATAATAACAATGGCTTGATCTTGTTTCTCTGGTTCAGAACTCCATAGTTCCAAGTTGTCATACATCCAACGATACATGGAATCCATGTCTTCAGCACCAGCCTGACTACAGATGGCTTTGCGAGCTTCCTGCACACGACCTTGCTTGAACAGGTCAACTGCCTGCAATTTCCAGTCCTGTGTTGATTGTCCTGATGTTGCAGGTTTGACTAGTGTTCCTGTGATGCTGTTTTCTTGCAACAGATTCATACACTTACGCAAGTCTGGATAAGTTGCTTTGACAAACAGGTCTAGGGTATCCAAATCAAACTCTACAGATTCTGTAACCAATACAGTAGCAGCTCTGGCAGTAAACTCTGTGACATCAGGTTTGTCAATGTGTACGTTTGTGCAACGACTGTGTATAGCTGGCAAGATCTTGTTGGGATAGTTGCAGGTCAAAATAAATCTCACTGACTCGCTGTAGTCTTCCATCAAGGCCCGCAGTGCCGGTTGCACTGAGTTGGGATTCATGTAGTCGGCTTCGTCGATTAGCACAACCTTGAAGTCACCGTAGGGCATGGTTTGGCAAAAGCTGATCAGCTTGTCCATCCATTCAATCTTACGTGCTTCTTTGGATCCGTTGGCATCCATGATGTCAAACTGATCTACACCCAACTCATTGATCAATACACGAGCCAGTGTAGTTTTACCTGTACCCGGACTGCCACTCAATAGCAATTGCGGAATACTACCGTTTTTAATCCAATACTCTACTTGTGCCTTGAGGTTTTCATCAGAAAACGCATAATCGGTCACTGTCTTGGGTCTATGCTTGTCTTTCCATAACTGTTTCATTATTTGCCTTTATTGAATAACGCCATACATGCATTGTAACATGTATGACGTTAATGTGCAAGATTTATGTTATCGTTTTGAAGGTGTTACTTGAACAGCGTCTGACATGGTGTCGTCGCTGGGCTGTTCGTCTGATAGTAATAGTATATCTTTGGGATCTACTTTGCGGATTGTAACAACATTGCCTTCGACGTCTTGGATTTCGACGCCACGTGTCCAACGTCCGTGTGCTACACAAATCCAATCACCCACTGAGTAATCTTTTTGTTCTGGACCAACTGCATAGATACGCCCCCAGCGTGGACGAATACCGGCAGTGGTACCATTGTCATTTAACAGTATAAGACCGCTGTTTAATTTACGCTCTTTAAACACCATATCAGTAACTAACACTGTGTCCTTTAAGGGACGGAGACTTTGTACTTTATGTGGTGCGTATGCTGCTTTAGTCATTGTTATCCTTAGATTTTCTTGAATCCAGTTGTTCTGCCACTGGGAGTCATTGGTTCTTGTTTTACTGATCTGGCACGAGCAATAGCTCCTGCTAGTCCGCCAGCAGCTTCGGTTGCCTGAGTTTCTACGACAGGCGCTGGAGCCGCCGGTTGCGGTGTTGGTGCTGTTGGTTCTGCTGCTGGACGTTGGCGACTTGAATATACCGGAGCATCTTGAACATTGCTCACTTGCTTTCGGTACTGTCTGGCCACTTGCTGATTGCGTGTGTCAATGGGACGATTGTGACTGTCAATCAAATCCCCACGAGCATTTACTGGCATGTTGCCAACAGCACGAGTGTGTTCGTTTTGTAACTGCAATGCGCCTAGGTCGACTATTTTGCCTTGCGCAGTACGATATTGTTTTTGTGTCATTTTGAATCCTTTAAGTTAACAGTATTTAACGTAGAAATTCTTGAGGATCTAAATCATAAAACAGGCTGTTGACACGGTGTACCTTTAACAGATACAGCACATAACTGGCCACACTAGATCCTCGCCCCACACCCCAAATCATACGATTGGTTTGCATAACGTCTACTAGATATTTAAGATAACGTAGCAAATCAAAAAGATTTCTTTCCTGATACAACAGCAGTTCTTCGCCCACACGTTGCAGTTCTGCATCAGTTTTACACAGGTCCAGCACCAGTTTAGCAATGTCTAACTGTTTGTATTCTTCAGGGATGAACCAACGCTGTTGATTGCGATGATCAAATTCCGCCACACTCAAGTTTTCTTCCGCATACTTGTCATACTGTATGAATTTGGGAACATCTTCTAAGATAAGAGCTGCTGTTTCCAAATCCACCGGAGGGTCTACCAATACACCGTTTAAATTCGCAATATCTTGGCCCTGCATCACAAGACTGCAGAGATCTTGTTCATCAAAAATCATTTCGCCAAATTTATTTGTCTTTGTCATTTCTAAATTCTGTGAACACCAAAACATTACCGTTGTCAACTTCGCTGTCTGTGTCGCTGATCCATTCCAATCCCAAGTCTCTCCACGGATTTGTTGTGGACAACACAAACAAATTTGTTTCAGCATTGTGCTTGGTTTCAGATTCACATGTAGGAGTAGGCTGCGTCCACCATCCAGGTTCATCAAATGGTGCTGTGGATTCTGACAGGTCATGTTCGTAAATCACATCGTCTCCGGCAGTGCTGGAAAGCATGACACTGCGCAACAAGATTCTACCGTCCATGACAGCATTGATCTTAGAGTATAACATCATACCTATGATTTGGTCAACTGGTTCTTCGGGCATTGCAACAGTTTTAATTCCGGTTGCTTGCAACAGTTCGATCTGATCTGTATTGGTTTCCATGATGAACACTGAATCTGGTAGATACTCTTCAACTATGTATTTGAGTCGATCCAGGGCTGTATTGGTATCTGCAGGGCTATCTGTTGCTGTGATCATCTTAAATGTTGCGGTATATGTGCTCATGATCAAACGATCATCCCACCAAACACCTGCTATGAAATGCGAGGTATATCCAATTTTTACATTCATGATATGTCGATTCGGTCCGAAAAGTCTGGATTGTTTTTGTTTTGATTATCTTGTATGGCCTGCATTTTTTCTTGATACTTGTTGTGAAAGGTTTCGATAGCCATACGAATTTGGTTAGCCAATTGGCCATTACCGCTGCGGTGGGCAAAACTGAGTTTTTTATTGAGTTCTGAAATCTTACCTTGTAGTTCATCTACAGTGAGATTGTCAATGTTGTTAATTAATGGATGTTCCATAATGTAAAAGGCCCTTTAATGCATAATAGCACTAAAGGGCCCGATGTGTCAACTGTTTTGATTAGGCAAACGTAGCTGCATTGTTACCAATACAGAACCATTTGGCATTGATGTACATCAAGGTACAGGCTTGCCCAACGGCAGTAAATGTAATAGTACCAGCACCGCCCCAACCTGGATTGGTCACAGTAATTACCATGTCTCCACCATCACCATACATGGCCAGGACCTTTACCTGACCGGCATATCCTGCTGCCAATGTAGCTGTTTCGGTAGTGGCAGTGGTAAAGTAACTGGTGGTTTTGACAATGCTGGCTGCTGCACTTGCTGCCAAGTCTTCTGAGCTGGGCAGATAGATTGGATCTCTGTTGCGGTTAAGATCAAATACACTGATAGTGGCACCAGCATCGACAGTTTCAAATTCAAACTCGTAAGTGCCTGTTTGATTGAAAGTGATTATGTTGCTGGCATAGCCTTGAAGATTGGTAGTGCCAATGGTAACCGCTGCTGGCAATGTTACTGTATGTGCTGTACTGGCAACAGTGATTCTTACGCGGCAGCAGCCCAAGGTGCCGGCTGTTGGGAAGTTGTTAAAACTTAAAGTAACAGATCCAGTGGTTGCCAAAGTGTAATATGGTCCTGCTGCATAATCAATCACTTGGCTGCCAGTGACAGATCCTAGAGCAACCACAGTTGCACTCATATCTTGTAACTGGGCATTGCTCAACAAAGAGCCGCCCATGTTGTTGTTGAGTGTGGTACCAGTCAACGATGATTTCAAAACTGCTTTGTTTTGCAGGTCTGAAATTTCAGATGCAGCATATTCAAAGTTGGTCTTTGTATTAGTGAAGTTGTCCCGGAAGCCTTGACTGTTGTTGTCCTGGCCTGCAACTGGATAAGCTCCATTTATGTTGTTTGGGTTAATAGCTGACGTCATTTTTAATCCTTTTGGAAATATACGTTATTTAGTGTGTTTTACGCTGTTAATAAGTTTGTTTCCAGGTACTTGAGTCTGTTTTTGTGTAGATATTTTGCACCTGGGTCCAGGTGGTGCTATCGGTTTTTACATAAACATTGGCCACTGTTACCCAGTTATTGCTGGAATTTTTAATTTGAGTTAGACCTAGAATATCTTGATAGGCTACGCCGGCATCGCCGCCCCATTGAGATACAGTATTACTGTAGTCATTACCAGCAGGATTAGTTGATACGTTGCCTATCATTGTAGTAGTTGCAACAGTAGTTAGTGCAGACTTTACTTCAGAAGGTGTAGCAGTTGGATGAGCTTGCAGATACAAGGCTGCTGCTCCAGCAACTTGAGGACTTGCCATTGATGTTCCGTTAAAATTATATTGTTTAAATGAACCGTTGTTATAATATGTTAAGCCCGGAGTACTTGCATTATTACTAGTCCACGAACTCTGAACGTTTGATCCGGCAGCAAATATATCAACCATTGGCCCAGCATCTGAATAGTTTGCTTTCTTGTCAAGAGCAGAACTATATGTTGTGGAATCTAAGGCTCCTACAATTATAGCAGTATTGCTCATTGGTGATGATCCACGCATATAATGTCCGCTTCCAATAGATACATTATTAGCAATGTATTTTAATTGAATAGTATTATTATAATCTACGCCGCCAAGCATATCAATTTTTAACCCGTTGTTTCCAGCAGATTTACAAACTATCATACCAGCGTCGGTCATTACATCCACGTATGCATCGTATGTTGGGATCCGATATGGATATAAGCCTTGACCAAAATATAATCCATACGTACTATTTGGTACACTAGGTGATGCATAAGTGGTACCTCTATATGTAACATTGGCTACATAGAATGTGCTTGTATTCCCTATACTATATCCAAAACTCATGTTAACCACAGTGGGATTTTTAACACCGGTAGTAGGATTTATTGATTTTGAATTTTGCCAACTAACTAGAAGGTTTGCTATGTTTCCAAACGTTTGTCCATCAAACCCAGGGTCTGGATCCCCTGGGCCAGCATCCACAAATTTAATTGCATAAATGTTAGAATTCTTTGCCCATCCATATGTGTCGCCGGCCGCTATTCCGGCAACATGAGTTCCGTGGCCGTTGTAATCTGTATAAAATGTTGTGGTGTTGACCGCGTTGGTCCATTGATAAGCATTTACTCTATTTCCAAATTCTGGATGATCTATTTGTATACCACTGTCAATAATTACTATATCTACATTACTTCCAGTTAGCACATAATTGTAATTTTCTGTTGTAGTTGTACTTGACCCGTATACATTAGTGGGGTTACTGTTTCTAATCAACCCCCAGTTTAAGATATTTCCTGTACTACTATTTGTTTTTGTAAAATTTCCAACTTGAGTGGTGTTAACAGAAATTATAATGTCATCTCTATGCTCGGCTGGAATTTCTACGCCTAGTACCCTGGGGTCGTTACGTAGAGTTTCTGCTTCGGCCTCAGTTAAGAAATAATGTGTTATTCTATCTAGTGCATCTAAATTGTCAGCTATAACCACTGGGCGATCTGGAATGTACGCTAATCCGACAGTTGGATCTTCAATCTCTACCCAGAATTGATTATAGTCAATACCTTTATGAAGAGCAACAATGTATTCTTTCGTTTCCATTATACAGTCTGATACCAAATATCACCAACAGCACCATCACCAGAAGTGGGAGCAGTATTGGCCACAAGTATAACTCTCTTGATGTTAGAAAGTGTAGCAATATTACCACTGCTAATCAGATTTCCAGCTGTCACATTACCTGTCACACTCAAGTTTGCCAGTGTTCCTACCGAAGTAATATAAGGCTGTGCTGCTGTGGTTAATGTAGCAGCTACATTGGTGAAATTACCATTTACTGCATTAACAGAATTAACAATATTGGCATTGCCACCTGTTAGATTACCAGTGGCTTGAATGGTTAATGCCTTCATAAAATCAGTTGAAATCACATTACCGCCAGTGACATTACCTGTGGCATTAACATTGGCACCGGTGACGTTGCCACTTGATGTTATTGAAGTCAATGATCCTAAGCTGGTGATATTGGGCTGTGCTGCTGTTGTGACCGTACCTGCTGTTGTTGCATAACTGGCATTGGCCACTGTACCAGTGACGTTGGCCCCTGTCAAGCTGGTTAAACCACTGGCATTTCCTA